TGAATAGTTCAAACATATAGTTCACAAAATCTACTTCATCCTCAAAGTCTGCTAACTTTTTTATCTGCACATGTTCTCCAAATACCTCGCCTATCGGCTTACGTGGACGAGGCCACACGCTGGAGGGGCAGTAATGACTGTGACGCCCCAAGCCTAACCTTCCCTATCTTCGACCACACGGATAGGGACGTGCTAACAAGCTAGGAGTGAGCTTGGTCTATTTTGTGCGCCGTGTTGGTTTTTTATAGTTACGGCTGCGATTCTTACTACGGCTCTCTACCTTAACTCCATCTTTGTTAGAGCCACCCTTACTTAATGGTTTTTTATGACTAACATCTTTACCTTCACGTTTATCAGCCACCCCATTCTTATTAGCATCCTTGCCAGTCTTATCCATTTTGCGTCTGGCTTTCTGACGCTCCATCCTGTTCTCAAAAGCTTTCGTGCCTTTTTTATCAGGCTTTTGTTTTTTACGGTCTGCTTTATTTTTATACGGCATTAGTTACTCCCATTATGTGCACACTCCACCACTGGACAGTGCCTCTTACACAATCCACTTGGATTCGGATTCCAAACTCCGTTTTCAAAGGCTGCTTCCATGTCGCTAAACTCACTTAGCCACTTTACCCACAGCCCGGACTCTTCACTGCTAGCATACTTACCCTTAACAAGTGCACCGCAAACCACGAAGACAAGTCCCGCCCGCACACTTTCTATCTCTGGAAAGTGTTTGAACGTAGCCAAGGCCATCAACTCTAACTGCCTACTATCTGCATAACGTGCAGATTTGCCTGTTTTATAGTCAATAACCCATGCTAACTTGTTCTCTCTATCTAAGATTAACAAGTCGGCAATTCCTCGAAACCAAACATCTCGATCATTAAACCCACACGGCTCAAAGTCTTCGGTCAGTCCCATTCTATGTTCGCACAGTTTCTCTCCCTGCTTTGCATTTAGAGAATCAAGCGTTTCTTGAGCATAGCTGAAACGAGGATCTAAGTCTCCACCATCTCTTATGTATTTTTCTGCTGCCTCGTGAAAAGCTGTGCCGTATAGTGTGGCTTCAGTTTCTCTGAAAGGATATTGTTTCAAAACCTTCTCATGGTAAAACTGTTTGGGGCATTGCTGAAATGCCTTGATCCTACTGAACGACCACGGTGCAGCACTCATATCATTCGCAATCTCCATAAGACGGACCCACACCACTCTCACAGTTTAGAGGTAAGTCTTTAGCCCACTCCGGCCGTGCTCTCATACATTCTTCTATATAACGTGTTGCCTCCTCGACATCTACCCTCGGTACACACACGACAACCGAATCGTGCACCGTTAACACAGGGAGCCATTGAGGATTACTCTTACGAATATTCAACATCTGCTCACCGATTATGCACCTAGCAATAGCCTGACATACATTCTCGATACACTTACCACCATAGATCCGTGTTCGGCCTCGTCTGGTTTTGTAAGAATACTCTATACCCTTCTCACCTTGCTCACCACGTAGGTCTTCGTAGCGCATATGCAGACCTGACGGTAGTGCCACTGCTGACATATCACCCACTGAATGAATCAGTTTGGGTTCTCCGATACGCATAGACTGACCGTTAGCTAGTTGGTGTATCATGTTCTGAGCTTCACGCCACAGGTGAGATATCTTCCAGTTACTATCGCGGTAGATACCTATGACACGCCTAGCTTCTTCAATGGGCATCTCAAAACCAAAGTTCTTCAGTTGCGCTTGAAACTTCACTGCACCCATGCCGTAGCCAGCACCCAGTATAGTGGTCTTCCCCACGAACCGTTGATCCTTTGTTACCTCGTCTTCTGATACGTCATATATACGCGAAGCCATTTTGACGTAAACATCTTCTTCGTTAGCAAACGCTTCTACGAGATCTGTCTGTCCAGACAACCAAGCCAGCACTCGTGCCTCGATCTGCGAAGAATCGCAGTCAACTAACACATGATCTTCTGGTGCTAGGATTGCTCGTTTCAATGTCTTACCGTTGGGTCCACGGCTTGGTAGGTTTTGTAGGTTGATCTTGTCATCACCACCCCACCGCCCAGTGTGGGCAGCGTAGTATTTGACAGGCACAGGCAACAAGCCACGCTTGGCTATATCTATGAATCGTTGCGTTCTAGTCTCTTCGAGAGTGCTTTTGTTACCAAGTCGAGCAGCCACCAAACTCTGAATCATAACGTCAGAGTGATCCTGTAACTTCTTAAACGCTTCATCGGTCTTAGCAAATGCGTATGTGGTCTTACCAGTTGTAGGGCTAATCTTTGTTGGCGGTTCTACACCTTGTTGCCTGAGAAGATCTGCAAACTTGTCGTTAGACATCAGCTCTTTCTTGTCAGAAACACAAGCATCCTCTAACAGCTTATCCTTTGCATCCCTAGTGTTTTCAAGATGCTGCTCCAGTAAACACAAATCTAGAGTTAACACGGGATGTATAAACATCCGCAGGGTAGCATCGATTATCTTGAGTTCTGTCTTTGGAAAGCTCGATGACATGGTAGTAAACAGTTTGTAAGTTAGCTCCACGTCATTGATGCAATAGTCTCCATACCTATCCAATTCGGCATCGCTAAAATCTAATCGGCGTTTACCTAAACCGTTCACGATCTCAGTTCCTTTCTCTCCGATACCGTACTGCACTGCTAACGCTTTTAGGCTTCCACTATTCTCAACTCCGTGTAAAGCTCTAGCCATACATAACGTGTCAAGCCATACCTTGGGTTTGATGTCGAATAACCAAGACAGTATTGCTCCGTCAAACATCGTGTTGTGAGCAAGCACCATCGAGTTAGCCCAATCAAACTCTGTAAAATAATCCGCTATCTCGTCATGTGTACCAGAGGCCCATTCGGTATTGCCGTTGTTAACTTTTACGCCAACCCCCACTACTTCAAACCTTGGATCACGCACGTACTCTTCAGTTGTCAGTTTAGACAAAGAGAAATCCCTGTCGTAGTACGTTTCAAAATCTAATGTTATTAGATCCACCCTTACTCCCTCTCCTGTCGTTCGGTTATTTTGATAATGTTCTTCTCTGTGACTTGTGATACACGCAACGGTAGTCCTTCGTTGTCTATCGCTTTGTATCGCGCTGTTTCTTCGTTGTCTGCATAGACTATAACCCTATGTGAAATCACTTCATTGAAGATAACCTCAAACTCTTTCTCTCCTTCTTGCTTCATCGTCTATCCCTCCAGACGCTTAATCTCTGCGTCGATGTAGAATTTAATTTTCTTCGCATCTCGTAACTCATTGCTATGCGAAGACTGACCATACCTATAGCACGATCTGAATATCTCACCGATCTGTGCGTTCATATTTTTAAACGAGATAAGATCCTGCAGCTCTTTCGCCTTTGCAGGTAACACGTAATAGTCAGCACTACTACCGTCCGACGTTACGCCAACCGTTACACTCGTATGCTTTTTGTTGACGCTGGCAGCTTTGTTACCCACCACTGCATTAGTGAGTTGTTTGCGAGGCCGACCTCGTTTCTTCTTCTCCGTCATCTTTTACCCTTATTTCTATACG